CAGAAATCGTCCGTGTCGAGGCCCGACTCAAAGGCTTGAAGGAAGACCGGGCGACCCGTGCAAAGGGTGATCCCAGCATCACCGCACAGCAGATCACCAACCTGGTCGAAGCAGGGAAGCAACTGGAAGCCCAAGCAGACAGAGCCTACGAAGAGATCGAGGACCGCCTCCTCGCCCAACAGGAGGCCCAACAGGAGGCCCAACAGGAGGCCCAACAGGAGGCCCAACAGGAGGCGCAAGAGGCTCAGGCTCCCGTCCCTGAGGCTCCTCGGCGAGAGTCGGTGATCCCGTCAGCGTCCCCACCACCCTCAGTATCCCCACCGCCGTCTGCCCCCTCGTCGAGTCGTGCCCCCTCGTCGTTCTCCGCTTCCAGCGGCACGCATGTCCCAGGAGAGGTGATGTCATCTTTCGGGGACGGTGATGATCCCGAGGTCGCCGCAGGGGAGGAGTTGCGGATCATGGAGGCTCGCCGACAGGCTGCCTTGGCTCGTCACGCTGCCGAGCAGGAACCTCGTGATCCCTTGCGTGAAGCGGTACAGGTAGGAGACGTGGGTGGTGTTGAAGCCTACAGGCTCCCCAAGGAGGAGATGTCCCCCCGAGGTCGTACTCATCAGCCTGTGAAGAACACGGAGACTGAGGGAGTGCCCAGCACGGAGAATCCAAACTTCAAACCATCCCGATGATGGTGCCCGATGGACCGTGAGGAACTTCTCCGCGAAGCCGCTGAAGAACACTTGCTTCAGGAATCCGACCGTCGGCGGTTCCTTTACGCCGACGTAGAGCAACTGATCTGTGACGGGGTGCTCGTGGCGCATGTTGATTTCCATGGCCAACACATAGCCTTCCGCACCATAACCAATCCTCAACGCCCACACCTCATAGCAAGATGTGAGGGTGATCAAAGCAACTGGATGCGCCACCGCATAGCACACGCCTTGCACATGGTGGACGGCTACTACATTGATCCGACGGACCCCAATACGCCCTACTACGTCTTTCAGGAGTGGTTGCGTGATGTCAGGGCCGAAACCATTGAGGTGCTGCACACCTATGTCGCAGGTTTGTCCGCGAGGTTGGGACGGGCATGTCGCATGGTCAATGCCTATTGCCACGAGGGGTACTCCCGCGCCCTATGGAAGCGGCGGCCCCGGTCCACCGCGCAGACAGCACAGAACATCATCCAGGAGTTGTGGTGGGCATACAATGAGGCGGAAGACAACTTTGATTCCGACCTTCGGAGATGGCAGCACACGCGGTCGATTGCGGGGTCCATGTCCAACAAGGCTGCGAAGTCCCTGAAGAAATCTGAGGACTCCTGGAAAACGCGGAGGGCCAGCCTGGCAGAGAGGACCATCACCGATGCTGTGAACTGGGTCATCAGTGGTGACCGTGAGGAGCAGGAGCCCCTCACTGTTACCGTGAACGGCCAGACCCTCACCGTGCCCAAGGTCCACGCCTCGCAAAGCGTGGATGAGATGCAGGACGAACTCATGCGGGCTGTCCGTGGCGAGAAGGATTACCACGACCACATGGTGGATCAGTACAAGGAGCACCACCGCGCCAAGAACGAGGCTGTCCGCCTTGAGCGCCAGGAAGCCCTGGACAAAGCCCGGAGGGCGTCAGACGAGCGTGGGATCAGTGGGCATACCACTATCGTGGGCTACACCCCAGCGCAGTTGGCTAAGATCAACCCAGAGATCCTGGAGCAGCCCGCAGCCCGTCGGCAGCAGGGTGCTCCCGAACGGGAACGCTTTGACCAGTACCTCGACACCGATGTGGGTGTGGGGTGGATCGGCATGTCTGGGCGACCCGAGAAAGCCGGAACTGGCAGCACGGAAGCCCCAAAGCCCGATAAGCCCGAGTCCTTACAGGACAAGATCAGCCGCCGAAGGCCACGCCTCAAGCCATAGTCAGTCTATGCCACCCTCCCGAGTGTAAGGAGCCCCTACCATGTCACTGCCCATCGAACTCGCCGCAGACCTTACGTTGAACGTCCGCAACGTCAACAGGGCACAGCGGGACGTCGAAAAGGCTGTGGGCACGGGTGCGACGAGAGGGTTGACGAAAGCGATCAGAGACACCCAGAAGTTGGCCAGGACCGAGTACTCCAAAGCCCACGAGGATGCTCTCAGGGTCGGATACAAGGTAGAAGCCGCGCTACTGAAAGGGAAGTGGAAGGCCAACCTCGGGTACCTCAAGAATGCCCAGAAAGAACTCACGAAACTCGACAAGGCAATCGCAAAGGAGAAGGACAAGGAAGCCAAGAAACGGCTGAAGGCCCAGCGCAAGGACATCGAATCCAACCTCAAGTTGGAGCAGGCAGGTATGCGGAGGCTGATCTCGGAACGAGCCTCCGCGCAGGAAGACCAACTCAAACTTCTCGACAAAGGGATGGAGAAGGCTGCACGCAGCCTCACCGAAAAGGCAGAGGACGCTGGTGAGAAGTTTTCTGACTTGGTCAGCAAGGCGCTGACTGGCGGCGGCGCTGACGGTGGTGAGTTCGTCAAGTCCATCGCTGCCGGGATCAAAAAGGCTGCCCCGTCGATGATGAGTGGAGGCAAGGCCGCAGTCGCCAAGGGCGGTGACATGGGCGGGAGTATGGGTACTGCTGTGGCCGGTCTGGGCAAGGCGGCCATGGGTCTTGCGGGGGCAGCGGCAGGGATTGCAGCCGTCGTCGCCATCCTCGCAGTGTTTGTGGCGGTGGGTGCTGCGGCAGTCAACCAGACGAAGGTGTGGAACAAGGCGATCCTGCAAGGGGTGTCGGGCTTCGACGCATTCAACGCATCTGGAGGAAGCGTCTCTAATACTCTTGAGGATATCCGAGACGCAGCGAGCCGTGTGTCTCGCGCCTGGTCAACAGCCGGGGAGGAGATCATCGCCTCCATGAACGCATTCCACCAGCAGGGTCTGACGATTGGGGAGATGAAGGCGTTCACAGGGGCTGCCCGACAGGTGGATGCTTACACCCAGGTGATGGCCTTTGCTCAGGTTCAGACCAGAGCGTTGGGCATGGAGACTGGGGAACTGGCTCAACTCACGAACCGGATGTACGAGCAGTATGGCTACGGGATCAAAGAAATGGGCGACCAGATGGCGCACTTTGGGGGCGCAGCGTTGCTGGCGGGCATGAACACTCGTTCGTTCGTTGCGGCAGTCATGGAAGCAGGGGCGAACATGGCCCTCTACAACTTCCGCCTGGAGGACACGAGCGAACTCCTGATCGGCCTGACCAAGATCCTGGGCGAAGACCTTGCGAAACAGACCATTGGGATGGAAGGCACCTTCCGAAACATGGGCACAGAGGGGAGATACAAGTCTGCCAGGACTGGCGGAAAAGTACTTGGGAACGTCATCGACGTTACGGCTACACGACAACTTGTTGGAACCTTCACTGACATGACCCAAGCGCAAAAGCAGATCATGCGGGAAGCAGGGCTGCTGGGCAGTACGGCGGGCTTCGGTGAGGAGAAGGTCAAGATCGCCGACATCGACCTGGAAAAACTGGGATCACTCTCGGGCATCGAGGTCGGTGCCATCATGAACAAAATGGACAAAGCCGGGTCAAACATGACTAACTTTGAGACGCTGACCGACCTCGCAGCAGGCATCGGGGGCACCCACCTGGAAAGGGCTGATGCTCTCGCCGAACTCGATCGGAGTGGGGAGATCGCAGCCCAGGTGGCTCAGGCCATGGGTGTGCTCGGGTTCCAGGACTTTGAGACAGGGCTGGACGGTAAGAAACTCGGTGTTGGGGAGCGGAGGGCTATTGAGGAGTTGACGGGACTCCAAAATGAACAACAAAAAGTAGTGGGAGCCATCTTCAACCGCGTCGGGGCGCGGATGCAGGCAGATGCCCCGGACAAGTACGGCCCAGGGGGGCCAGGGTACGCAGAGATCGCAGAGGAAATAGGTGGCGGCTCAGAATACATGAGCGAAGATATGGAGAAAAAGTTGGAGGAGGCGTCCGCTCCAGCCCTCGATATCGCCACACAACAACTCCATGCGACCGAGACCCTCGGGGATATCTTGAGCACCAATATCGCCGGGTTGCTCAACTGGATCGGTGGCGGGATCACCAACATGGCGGATCTATTTCGCACTATAATCCCCGACCTCAACGACGATGCCGAGGAACTGGCGGCGTCCTTAGAAAGGGAAAAGGCTCTCTCGGACGAACTCGCAACTCAAAAAGGAGAAGTAAGGGAACTTGAAAGGACTCCTGGAGCAAAGACGGAGGACATAGACAAGGCGCGTGCGGACCTGGAACGCCTGGGGGCCGAGCAGGTGGCGGAGCAAAACTTTCAGCGGGACCTCCGAGGAGGGGCTTCTGTCGAGGAGGCCAGCCTAAACAAGTTGAATGACCTCTATGGTAACTTGGGCGGTAGGCTCCAAGAGTTGGTTCAGTCTGAGGACACCGACATGGTGGGTGTGCTTGGAACCCACTCGTTAACGACGGAAGTCGCGGAAGGTCGCATCACCGGCAGCGAAGCGCTGGATACGCTTGATGCGGATCGGCTTCGCGCCCTTGAGAAACTTCTTGCTGCACAGGACAAAGCCAACGACGAGGCCGCTACTGCAAAGGAGACACGCAAAGCCGAGTTGGGAGTGGCTGAGGATGCCGCTGCGGTGGCTGAGGCAGATCAAGTAGCACTGCAAGCGTTGACTAAGACTGGGGACGCTGCGTCGGAGGCGAAGTTGGCGGAGTTGAAGCAAGCCTCAGCCGCCGCCCAGACTACCTATGATGAACTTCTGACTGAAAGCCGGAAACAAACCCACATAGACTTGCTCAAGTCCGTACTGGGGCCGGATGGTAGTGAAGATCTAATAAGGCGGATGACCGCTGGCGAAACTCTGTCGGCAGAGGAGAAAAAACGCCTAAAACAACAGGGATTGTTGAGATCAGCCACGTCGCTCAACCCAGAAGGAAGCGCCGAGGACTTCCTCTACACGGGGGACGCGAACGGGGGCATGATCACCCACATCGACGACAAGGACTCTTTCTTCGGGGCAAAGCCTGGTGGTGCAATCGACAGGCTTGGTGGGGGTGGGCGTAGCATCGTCATCTCCAACCTCACCATCAACGAGTCTGGGAACCCCCAGAAGACACTCGCGATGGTCAAACGTGCGCTCCGCGCAGCCGAACAAGCGTGAGGTGACGGATGGCGAGAGGAACACCATTATTCTCAGGGGCTTTCCCAGCGGGAGCCGAGGACGAGTTTTCGGGTCGTGGGGTCAGGCCAGTGGTCTTCGACATCATCGCGCCCGATGGGATCACGAGCATCCTGCCGGACAACCTGAAACTGGTCCTGCACACGAACCCCAGGTCGATGAAGATCTCCTACGAGAAGATCATCGAGCGCACCCAGACCAAAGGCGGGTTCGTCGAGCAGCACTGGGGCGACGGGGCACAGAAGATAACCTTCGACATGACGACTGGAGGCTTCATGCGGCTGTACTCCGGGTTGGCTGAGAACACTTCCCCTGAGATGACTGGAGGAACGAGGCGGGAATCCCTGGCTTACGACTCCTACCTGGACCTCCTGGCGCTGTTCCATAACAATGGCTCCGTCTACGACATCCACGGACAGGTGGCCCTGCAAGGCATGATCCAGATCACGTTCGACGGTGGGGTCTACCAAGGCTGGTTCACTGACTTCACAGTCAGCGACTCAGCCGCACCTTCCTCGGCCCCCTACCAGTTTGAAATGTCCACCACCTTTGAGGTGAATCGGGAGATCCAATCCTGGCGCACGGCATTGACCACCACCAACCCCTTTTCGATGTGAGGTAGACGATGGCGGTAGATGACGCAAGTGACGACAGCGAGTACATCGCCAGCAGGTACGACGGTCTTTCCGTGGGGCCTGACCTCTCCTACACGTTTGAGACTCAGGCGACCGTGCCCTACGACGGGTCCAACAAGATGGCGAGGAAGTTGTCGCCTTTCACGTTGCGGCTCGTAGTGCCACAGGCGTTGGTCCCTGCGGATAGCAAGATCGACGTGAACCTTATTGGCAGGGGCTCCCAACAGACCACTGCCAACAACGCGATGGCCAATGAACTTAGGCAAGCCCTGGGGGTGCCGACGATTACGGATGCCAACACGGCTTCCGAGAACCTCACGAACCTCAACACCACAGTGTCTGCTGGGCGGGTGCTCCAGACGACGATGGGTACAGAACAACGCTCCGTGCTGGCCGACAACGTGACCGTGGCTGACATCAAGTACCAGGTCGAGAAGATGCTCCAGACCCCGCCGTTGACCTTGTTCATCAACCCTACTGACATAAGCATGACCTACACGGCAATCCAGCAGTACGCTCAAAAGTCACGCTACGGCTACATCTTTGAGCGGTGGGGTGAGGGTCAACCCACACTCAGCCTCTCAGGATCAACTGGAGCCTGGTGTGCGGGTGCTGATCCCAACGCGGTCATGGGCTTCCCGAGTGTGGGTGGTCAGAACGGTGTCGCCACCGGAGTCCAGTTCGCCACGAAGCGGGACTCAGCGGCGTTCCAGCAGTTTATCTCGCTCTACCACCTGTACAGGAACAACGGCTACATCTACGACACCATCGAGGAGTCCCACGCGATGCTGTTCGTTGGTGCAGTAGCCATTGACTACGACCAGTGGACCTATGTAGGCAATATCGACTCGTTTGAATACTCCTACGAGGAGGATTCTCCGAATCGGATCCAGTGGTCGATGGAGTTCACCGTAGGGCGCATATATGACCACGCTGAATCTCCCCCTGTCGTGCTGCCGGAGTCCTCACCGTCTGTGACCCCAGGATCACTCTCAACAGCCGAGTTGGCACGAGAGATGGCGGGTACTCCCAGCCGCACTGACATCGCCGACGCAGGCACCGGATTACAACTGCTGGGGCTCTCAGGCACCCAGCAGTTGACCGGAGGGCAAGACCCAGACCCGGACAGCACAACGCCTTTGCAGGCATTGGGTGCCTTCTTCACTCCCAGCGGTATGTTTACCCCATGAGCATCAAGAACAGACCCTACACAGGCTCCTGGGAGATGGGCACCCAGAGCGTTGTCCGGTACACCCCGGATGCGAAGGTGCTCATCAACGGGCACACGGAGTTGGCGGTCTGTGCGACCTGTGGCGACAAGACTGACTTCAACAAGTACATCACAACCATCTCGTGTGACGTCAGCACCGATCCAATCAGCACCGCAAGTCTGACCCTGGCGGTGCCACGGCACGAGGCGGCGGTCTTCTCACATGACGGCAACTACGTCCTACATCCCGGTCTGGAAGTCGTGATCCTGATGCGCGGGTATTTCCCGGTCACGGGCTACGCCATGAAGGGCCAGGAGGGTGCATCCGATGAGACTGCGGATACTGACCCCGCTGCCGACAACGCTGATGACAATGTGCAGGTCTACCCCTACTACCAGGTTTTCCGTGGGGTCGTGACTGAGGTGTCCCACGAGTACAGCGGTGGTTTCTACACGGCCAGCGTCACCTGCTCCAGCATCCTGCACTTCTGGCAGTACCTCTACGTTGCCACCAATGGGAGTGCCATCGGGCCGCGCCCTCCCGGTGAGGGCGCAGGGATTGATCTTAGTGGCCACAAGTTCACGTCTATGTCTCCCTACGGGATCATCTACACCCTGATGCGAATCGGCTTCGGGGCAGCCTTCGGCCAGAACTGGACGATCTCTCAGGCGACCAACATCGCAGCCGTGGACGACTCCTCAGGCAAGAGCCTCTACAAGCACGCCGCTCTCTGGTGGGAGAAACGCTGGCAAGAATCCTCGATGCGGCTGCGTATGTACGGCCAGGACGGAAGTCTGTTCAACGCCATGGAGCAGTCCTATCTGGGCATGTTCGACATGCAGAAGACCCATGTCAGCGATTTCATCAAAGGCTTCAATGTAGAGACCCCGAAGGGCTACGACTATGAAGCGGAAGCCTCCAGGCAGAAAGCGGCGCGGACCCTCGGCTATCGCGGAACAGAGACCACGGCTGCGGCGCTGGATGCGTCAGGCACCAAGTTAGATGCCATGAAGATGCAGGCGTACACGCTTGACCTGGGCCGTGTGGGTCAGGTCAACCTGTTTGAATCGGAGTACATGAGCAAACTGGAGATCGCCACGACGGTCAAGGAACTCTGCGGTTTCGAGTTCTACCAGGACGTGGATGGTGATGTCGTCTTCAAGCCGCCCTTCTATAACCTGGACACCTCCGAGGATGAGGTCTACTGCATCCGGGACCGTGATCTCATCTCGTGCTCAGAGTCCGAGCGCGAGCCCGAAGCCACCTATGTCAAAGGCTCAGGGTCACTGTTGCAGAACTTCCAGGGCATCCTGAGCGGGGAGTTCGGGACACGCCAAGGCAAGTACGCAGACTGGCGGCTGATCGCCCAGTACGGGTGGCGTGAGACCTCCTTTGAGTCTCACTACTACTCGGGGGCCAAGCAAATGTTCATCGGGTGCATCTTGCGGCTCGATGTCGTCAACGCAGAGATGCGAACGGCTCAGATCACGATCCCCATGCGACCCGAGTTGCGACCTGGCTATCCAGTGTGGGTTGAGCACCTGGACTGCTTCTTCTACGCGAAGTCTCTCAGCCACTCCTTTGCTCCGGGATCTTCCGCTCAGACGACCATCACAGGCACCGCCAAGCGGGCAAAGTGGCTCCCTCCTGGACTTCCTGACCGCAGTGAGGGGCCAGGCAGCCAGAACCTCCCTTCCCTGGACGACATGCGCCTCAATGCACCTGGCGACTATCCTCCGATGCCTTTGTATGTCTTCCCAGAAGACATCGAAGGGGCTGAGGAAGGAGCCTCAGGACCACCTCGGGTCATGGGCTTTCCCAACGTCGTGATGGCACTGGACTCCGAGAAGTTGAACCCATTAAGTATGCCAGGAGGTCTGTACTTCACGAACGGGCAGACTTACTTCGACACAGCCTTGACCCTGGGTGCCTTGCGCCGTGATCCTGAGAACCCTGACCTGTACAGGCTCGCTGTGGACAACGACCCCGCGAACGACATCATCATCTCAGAGACGGATGTGACCACTGCCTTCGATAACTACGCCGGGGCGATGCAGATGCCCGAAGGGAAAGATGACGAAAAGGCAGCGAAGGCAGCGGCACTGGCTCAGACATCGCCGGACTCCAACCCCGAGTTTGGAAAACTGGTTGTCGCGGTTGGGGCTCGGCTGAAGAGTGCGGTCCCAGACGCCCAACAACTCAACAACTACATGGGGCTGCAACGGAACCTCAAGAACGTCTTTGCGGGTGCCGACAGTACTGGCGAGTACAGGTACTTCTCATCGTCAGCCCCGCAGCCAGAAGACCAGTCCCCCTCCACGGTGCGGATTGACGCAGAGACACAGACGGTCACCAAGGATGTCCCAGGCGGACCCGTGGACTCAGCCATGAGGGGCCTCACAACCCTCTACCAGAAGGGTGACCGGATCGGTGTGAAGGCAGGGATGCCTTCACGAGGATTCCGGGTCTACGGGTTCAACCCGCCCGGCGATGAGGGGGGGGAAGGAGAAGCCCTTGGGCACGTTGATGTCACCACACGGGAGATCCGTTTCATCACCTTCCAGAGGATCACTACACGCACCAAAGTCACCAAAGCGGCGATGCGCGGTGACGGGCGGGCGGCGCTGTTTCTGTCCCAGGAGGCCATGGCGGTCTTGTTTGAGCAGATTCTCATGGCGGACGCACGCAAGCAAGACGTGACGGAATCAGCCTTTGTCCGCTTCGGGGGAGACACCAGCCAAGAACAGGTAGGGTACGGGCTGATCTGGAACGCCTGCATGGACCTGGCGAAAGCACTCGGGGTCTTTGAAGACCCCGAGTGGAGTCAGGAAAATGGTCCAACACAGGGATCACCGCTGGATGTCCCCGGCGATCTCAAGGATTTCTCCAACGCTTTTTTGGCTTTCTCTGTGGGCCGCACGACGAGGGCATCCTCTGAAACCGTGCTCAAGTGGTTCTATGCGAATGGTGACTATGCGGGTCAAGAAGCATACAATGTGGACACATCGCCACAAAATGCAGGCGAAACGGGCGAAGATAACAACTACGAGGACATCGTGGCACAGCCGGTGCAGGTGCCAGGGGACCTCTCTACGAGGCAGGTTCCCCTTGAAAAGAACGTGGGTGCTCCCGTGGGCCGGGTGGATTCGGATAATCCTGGCCTCACGGGCATGTCAGATCCCGACGGTGTCGCTGCACTGGCGACACAGTTGGGTGCGAGCCTCGCTGAGTTTCTGGAAAACATCCAGAGTATCTGGGCGTGGCCTGGTGATCCCACCCCGGAGGAAGAAGCCGCGTACAGTACTTTCATTGAAACCGTCACGGTGGCCTACGACTATGAGGTGAACAACACCAACGGGAACACAGAGGTCCTGACCGATCTCTACACTGAGAAACCAATACACACCACCGTCCTCCCCGTGTCGGACAACCGTGGCTACGAGGTCTACGGCTCGATGGCTTACGGTCGAGGGATGACCATCCAGTCCTACAAGAAGTTGTTGGAGGTTGGAGGTTCCCCCACCAACACTGCCTCGATGCTGGCTGTCGAGAGGTTCTTCGCAGCCACCATCGCCGTCGGCGGAGCGGACATCAGCCTTGCTTTGACCGCAATGTCAGTAGAGGCAAAAGCCGACCTCGCGGTAGCCTTGGAGACGGATGTGGGTTCTCTGGAAGGCATCATCACGGCGCTGAAGGCGGAGGGTGATTCACCCTCCGTCTATGTGAGGAACACTCCGGTTACGACTTCCAGTCGAGGGCAGTCCTACACTGTCGCCCTCAGTGCGGAGGAGTTGGCGTCCCTGACCCTAACGGACACTGCGATCTGCTTGTGCAAGGGCACCTCAAACTCGCATTGGATTCAGGCATTCACGGGGGAGTTCGTCGAGTTGCACGGGGACGATGCCGTCAACGACTTCCTGGTCACCGAAGCCGAGAAGGCCGGGTACGGCTACACCATCACGAAGCAGGCACTGTCGGGCGAGATGATGGATCTCTCCAGCGGGAACAAGTTGGCCGAGACCCTTCAGGGTGCGAGAAACTCCGTGAACAGCCTCGGCAACACCCTGACCTCAGCACGGGGGGAGATCCGGGAGGATTTCCAGGAGTCCCTTGACGACATCCGCAGGTCCGCGCAAGGAGTGGCCGCAGCGTTCAACGATCCGCTCAACCCCGACGCACCACAGGCAGATGAGGAGGACGCATGAGCAAGGTCACACAAGGGCTGATCGACCATGAGGTCGGCAGGAGCGGACTCAAGCAAGCCAGCCTCAACGGGGGGCACCAGTTCCCCATCCGACACGCGAAGGTGACTCGTGTGGACGCCAAGCGCATGGAGGTGGACCTCGTGGCGCTTGCAGGGCCTCAGATCGAGATGCGTAAGATCCCACTCACCTTCCCCGCTGCGGGCAGCCGCCACTTCCTCGGGGCCATCCCAGAAGTTGGGGACATGTGCCTTGTCGGCATGGCTCCTGCGGAGTCTGGGCGGTCCAGAAGGTTCGTGATCCTGGGGTGGTATGTATCCAGTGTCAACGCGGGCTACGACTGGCTCAACGTCCGAAGCCACTCCCCTGACGAACTCGGGATGGCATCTAAGGATCAGGTGTATCTGGAGGGTGCGGCTTCTCAGCGGAGGCACAAACTGCGGCAGATGGAGAAAGGCAACATCATCGCCTCCTCCTCGCAGGGTTCAGACCTGATGCTCACCGAGAGCGCAACGCTGACCAACAGGCGAGGCAACGAGATCATCCTGCGGGATCAAGATCAGGCACTCGTAGTCCGAAGCCTTCAGCAGTTTCACTCGGGCGCAGGGTTCAGGACCTACTCGGGCATGATCCAACGGGATGCGAACCTGCTGCCGACCCAGTTGGCAAGGACGAGTAAGGACTACGCCTCAGACCGACAGGTGGACGAGGCGGGCAACCCACTCTCACCAGCGGGACTCGACCAACGAACTGCTGCTGGATTCCCCCAACCCGCAGATATCTTTGATACCGACTTCATGGCCCCGCCCTCGATTGACCCCCCAAGTGTGTTGGCCTTGGGTCTGTTTCTGGACGGGTCCGGCAACATCGTCGTCGGGAAGAACTCGGCGACCTATGGTGGCAAGCCGATGTACCGGGTCTGCACGGACCTCAAGTCCAACGGCGTCACCGCTGATGGGGTCGGGATCTTTACGGAGTACCGGATCGAGGTGGCTCATACCACCGACGGCACGTTGCCCGTCACTGAGCAGACCGACGGTCTGGACGTAGACCGTCTGCTCAAGACTGCTTCAGCCGTGCTCCCAGACACCGAGGGGGGACCAGGCAACCCGCTTGACCCCACCAACAGGTCACCGAATGCACCCATGGTGGAGTTCGTCCTCGGCACAGCCGTAGGGAACGACGCTTTCACAGATCCCGAGAGTTACGGCCTCCCCCTGGTAGCCAAGATCGGCACGCCAGATGGCACTTCCCAGACAGTGATCCGCCCCTATGATTCTGCGACGGACTCGCTGGGTGACCAACTGGCGTTCCTGGTGCGGTCCCGTGATCCCACGAACCCCACCCGCGAGTCGTTCATTGCGCTCTCCAAGAGCGGTGCATGGTTGACCAACTTTCAGGGCGAGGGTTCCGCCGTCGTCCAGGAGAACCTGCGGACGGGCAAACGGTCTTTCCTGGGAACAGACAAAGACGGCACCTCCCAGACCACAACGGCGGCGGGGACGATTTCTTTGTCGGCTGCCGCCGGGCGTGCGGCTGACAACGTGGGGGTTGAGATCACGTCTGCGGGCGGCGCGGTCACCATCTTCGGGGGAGGCTCAAACACAGCAGGAGCCGCAGACGGGAGCACGAACCCCAATGATCCTGCCAACAGCAAGACGGCCCTGAGCCTCACGAGTGCAAAGAGCACCCTCCTGTCCGCTGTGGACAACATAGTGGTCAAGGGGAGCAACATCTCCAACACCGCTGGGGTCATCGACCTCAAGTCCTCGGCGGCAGTGAACATCAACTCGGGCGACACGGTCTCCACCACGACCAAGACCCTGGGGGTCACCGTTGCAGGGCTGGCTGAGTACACCTTTGGAGGTCCGAAAGACGGACTCCCCACGAACGGGGGATCACGGACCACCTCGTTCTCCGCAAGCCCCGCAACGGGAAGTGTTGGCGGAGCCGTTGACTCGTACTCGATGCTGTTCGGAGGGCGGGAAGAGACCTTCACGATGGGTCAGCACGACACCCTGATGAAGGCGGGGTCATTCAACATCCGCAGCATGACTGCCTTACCTGCGAACATGGTCACTCCCGGTGTGGGTGTGTTGCTCGCCACCGGGGTGCCTTTGTTGGACAACCGGGTGGAGTCAAACCTGACCGGGGTGGCTGTGACTTCCAATGTGGGCACAGCCAAACTGTCTGCCACGAAGGGCACGGCTACCGTGTCTGGGATCGCTGGAGCCACCATCATGTCGCTGGCCAAGGTCGGGATCACTGCACCCTATGTGAGTGTGCTGGCCCCCGGACCTCCTGGCGGTGTGCTCACCGATGGTTGCTTTGACAGCCTCACAGGACGCCCCTTCCTGACCTCTGGAACCATCGGCTGCCCCTCCTTCCGGGTGGGGTAGATGGCAGTCACCCCCTCAGCGGTCACCGCAGCGATCATCGCAGCGAGCCCCGCGTTGAAGGGACCCGCGTGGTTCCAGACTGCCACCGGGATCGGAATCGGGGTGGTTGCGTGGACGGTGAACCCGATCAACGTGATCTTGGTAGGCTCCGTCAATGGCACCCTGGGCGGCGGCGTGGTGAATGGGAAGTTCATCCTCCCGCCTGTCCCTGCCCCTGTGGTGGCTTCCGTAGCCGCTGGTGGGCTGATAGGTCTGTCCGCTCCTCAGATCGGCACAGCGGTCGGTACAGGCATTGGCACGGCCTACTCCGCATCCGGGCAGTACATCGGAACAAGCGTGGGGGCAATCGGAGCGGACATTTCTAAGGTGGTCTTCGCCAACCCTGCCACACTGACCCCTCTGCTGATAGCCGGACTGGCTGCCCAGGGGATCATAGGACCCGCTGCTCTCCAACTGGCTGCTGCTCTCTCCCCCGGTATTGCGGCTATGTTCCTTACTGGTTTTGGGACGGGTGTTGCCGCCGGTCCCACAGGCCCTTCGCCGGGTACTGGTGTGAGTAAGTCCAGCATCATCTGAGGGTCGCAACGTGGGATTCAAACTAAACGGCTTTGTGCTTCGTCCGGCGCGTGTTGCGTCAGGCAACGCCCAGGACTCCAATGAAGCCGTCACGGGTGTAGACCGCGACCACATCCTCTCCAACAACCGCATGGTGTCTCCCCCCGCTGGTGAGATCACGCTGGAGTCTCTGGGCTACCAGGTCCGCCCCGAGGTTCGTCCCGACGGCACAGACGTGCTCGTGGAGCCTTACGCTGACATGTACCGAGCAGCGGTGCTTGAGCGAGCCGTGAGCAAGCAATCCACCGAGCAGTACTGCCTGTTCGCTGCGACTACGGGATCACTGAGTACCGTCGAAGACACTGCGATGGCCATCGTGGGCGCAGCATCCACCGCTGTCCCCATTCCAGGCACGCTGGCTGTCACCAACCCCTCCCCTCCTCCTTCGGGCTGGCTGGACGGCACCAACGAGTTCTATGTCCGGGATGCTGGTCAACGGGACATTGCATCCGTCATCTCGATCACCATCCTTGTAGGCCCCTCTCTCTTCCCCGTGACGTACTCCGTCACGAATGATGATCCCTCAACGGGACGGGTCACACTCCTCGGTAGTCTCGGTGGTGGGGTGTACTCCGTTGAACGCGGCGACCAGATCCTCTCGACTGCATACATCCTGGCGAGCCCCTCTTTCTGGTGGACACGGAACGACGACGACATGACCCGCTTCGGCTGGGATGGGAAGTCTTCTCGCTGGCTCCCTCTGAAGGGAGGTGCCGCTCAGAACATGGGCACGGTGTTGCCGGACACGGGGTACAAACTCACCCCGCCTCCGACCCGCTTCCAGATCAATGACACCCTTCCGGGGTCTTCTGTCTTTCCAGACGCTTACGCGCTGGTGCGGCTTGGACTCTACGCCGACAAGGACAGCACCCCGCTGAACATCCTCGTGGTGTCCGACACCGCCGCCTCGGGAACGTGGCAGTCCCCTACCTGGGATGCTTACGATGCCGTCGTGGGGGTCACCAATGGGGTGCTCCTCCTCAGCCCTACTTTCGTGACCACCGACGCAGGGCGAACCCTTTGGTACAACGCTGAGACCTTCCAGTCGGATGCCGATGGTGACCTGGGAGCCCTGGCTGTCCTGCCTACAGGGTCGAACCAGGGCTTCCCCTCTCTGTCTCCAGTGCCTGGCCCGACCGAGCGCCCTTTCCTCCGCATAGGATCACGACGCTACCTGACTCCGGTCCCAGTAGACACTGACGCAGACCTGAATGCCCCCAGTGGTGTTCCAACCGGGTCCTTTGAGTGGAGCAAGGCGACAGGAAAGGTCGTCCTCTCAGACATTGACATCGCAAAGTGCATCCCCGGCTCCGCTACCGTGGACGGCGATCCCGCTGACTACGAGATCCCGTTCCTCGGAGCGCGGCTCTACTACGACGGTGTGGCTCTCAGCACGCAGCCTCTCCCCCTCAAAGCAGCAGTTCCAGGACTGAACCCTGACGGCTACTCGCTGGACGGATCGGACCCAGTGGCAGATCACACCCTGTCCTCGTCTGGGTCTGTCTGGGTCCCTCGTGCGGTCTGTATGCCCCCGCCTGGCATTAGCGGTGTGCGGTGGGAGCCCGACGACACCGGGGACACTCCGGTTGTGCCTGGTCCCAGCCTCCTCGCCGTAAACCAAGAGCCTCAGACACGCCCCAACGGGACGGGGTTGGTTCGCAGGATCACAGGGGGTGCGGGAACCCGCCTCTACGGAGATTCCTTCTTCTTCACCACGGACTATGCCTACGAGAACACCGATGTCGTTGAGTACGACGAGGATCTCAAGACACTCAAGTTCAAGGTCCCGAAGAACGGAGTCGAGATTTCCCGGATGACCGTTTCGGCCTCCCAACCCACCAACTGGGACAACACTTCTCGCATCCAGTTGCGGCGCAGACCCGTGAAAGGGCAACCCCTCTACTTCCGACAAGCCGAAGTGGTCCCCTCGGTCTATGCAGACGAGGCAAAGGTCTACTCCAGGCTTGCCGAGCCTTACTCTGTTGCAGGCACTGAGACTCTGCGCTTCGCCATCGACGGTGCCGTGTTCACATGGTCGGGATCATCTCTGAATGCGACCGGCGTGGCAGCCAACTACACAGCCCAGGAGGTCGCTGACTCCCTGAACACTCTCTCGGCAGGCATCGCAGGTGTGCTGCGTGGTCGGATCTACCTCCGAGCCGCTGATCTCGCGGCGGGCATTGTAGAAATCGGCTGGAACGTGGACCCTGGCGACGGGAGCACCGACTACACAGACCTCTCGGGGCACGCCATGCTGGGCCTGCTGCCGGGCTGGCGCGTGGACACGAATGGCACGACCTTCCGTTGGTTGCCAGACAACGGTGCCTTCATGGGGCTGTTCCGCAGCGCAGTGAACATGGACATGAGCGACAGCACCCCCGACATTCGGGCTGTTGGGCGAGTCAATGACTCCTTGCTGCTCGCCAGCGTCAACGCTTACCCGTTTGTCGCTGTGTCCCCGCCTCCTCTCGTGGACCTTCCGGGCTACACGGCCACCTCTCACTTTGAGGCTGTCATCGGTCTTCTGACCATCGAGTTGGAGAACTACCAGACCACACTGGACGTGGGTGTCGTCTACGACTGGGTGAACGACCGCTTCACCTGGTGTAGTGACGGGCGCACAGGCGGGACGCAGATTCCGTATCCCACCTCCGCGTTGCAACTCGCCAACGTGGGCGTGTTCCCTGAGACCGTCAGCCCTCTCGCCATGGACGATGCCGCCTATGGGCTGAACCTGCGTAGGGCTACGGATGCTGCTGGGCAAACGCTGCCTGCTGACTTCGCGGTGCCAGAAGACCTCACGGGATCAGACACCACCATAGATTTCTTGATGCCTGGCAACGGCGGACCCGGCCAGGCCGTGCTCGTGACCCCAGAGGGAGCAGAGGCCGCAACGGGCGGCAAAGGCGAAACTACCGCCGGGTCTGGCGTGTTCTTTGACGCAAACGTATCAGACCAGAGTGATCTCGCCGCCGCCGTGGAGCCAGGCTACCTCCTGCACATCCTGACGGGGGACAACGAAGGCATCTACACGGTGATTGGTGTGGTGACGGGATCACCGACTCTCATCACCGTGACCCCTGACTTCGCTGCCACAGACCTGACCACACAATGGCGCATCTACGAGGCGAAGCCCCGCTCTGCTGTGGACTTGACCCTGTTGGCAGATGTCCAACAGGTCGCCACGAGCCACTTCCCTGAGAACCCCTTCAAGGTACGCACCCTCACCTCGGTGGGGCAGGTCGGCGCGAGCCTCGTGGCCAACGTCGCCGATGCCCTCGCTTCCACACGGACGGTGAGCCTCCGCTTCGGGCTCGGCCCCATCGCCGCCAACGAACGCACGGTGTCCTATCTCGTACAAGGGACCAACCTCGGTCCCGTCGTGGCAGCCGGACTGGTGTGTCCTGACCCCGCTGATCCTCACCTGACACTCTCGGGAGGCGCAGCGGCGTACTTCCAGATCCGTGTGGGAGCCAAGGTCTACTCGCTTGGTGCTGGGAACCTGACCCTGGATACAGGCACCCCAGCCGTTGATGGGATTGACGTGAGCACCACTGGGGCCACCACAGGAGAAATCCTCATCGGCGCTGGTGTCATCGCTGATCTCACAGGCAGCGCGGTCTACTACGACCAGACGTTCCTTGATCCCACTGACGTCCCGAGTGGCACCTGCGAGATTGCCCCGCTCGACGGCAGTGTGAACATCAACAGCACCGACGCCGGGGCCTATGTCAACGACATCGCCTACTTCGTCGAGCAAATGGTCACGGACAACGACCGTGACGCCAAGATCAACCCGATGAATGGGAGCCTGCTGTTCAGCAAGCCCCTCCGTGCCTTGCAGATTGTCGAGGTCAACTACTTCCAGGCGGACACCAACGGCGACAAGAAACTCGACAAGGACGGGAACCCCGTCGAGATCACCGAGTTCCTTCCACTCATGGTGTCTCTGGAAACCTGTGCCTACGTCAGCAACACCGAGTGGGCATACAACCCCACGGGACGCACGCTCTCCGCCACCGTAGAGCCGATGATGTGGGTGGGCACGAACCTGATGAACTATGCAGGGGTCAAGAACGCCACGGCGGACAAGGGCGTGCTTTCCATCACCGACGAAACCGCTGCACTGCTGAAGACCAGTGCTGCCACTGTGGTCAGGATCAACTACGGCGTACTGGAAGCCTTCGGGGGCGAGACTGCCTACACAGTGTCCAAGCCGCCCGTGTTCTGCAAGCCCTTCTGGATCGAGGCAGATTCAAGCACCTTCACGTTGGAGACAGACCGCACAGCAGACTTCGTGAGGGGTCTCCTGATGGTTCTGGGACCGACGCCGCTCTACATCGAGTCCAGCACCTACAGTGCCACCACAGACCTGACTACGGTGACCATCTTCCCGACCCCTGAGAACGAGGTGGGTAGCCGCGCTCCTGGACGGGACGCTGGGCTGACGCTCTCGGACTTCCTGGTGAGCGTGTCTCGCGGTGGCGGGGCTGGCTTCATGCCAGTGCTGGATACCTCGGTGACCCCGCTCCTGGAGTGCGACAAAGGGCAGGTCGCTGTCGCCTTCTACGGCGATGTGCGCCGCTATATGAACACCGACCACCTGCTGGAGATCGGGGGGTATCCGTACCTAATCGTCAACTCCGAGTTGTCCTCGGATGGCTACAACACCCTCGTTCAGGTAGCATCACCGCTCGCCAAGCAGCATGACAACAGTGAAGAAGTCCGGGTGTCAGTGCGGCGCTTGTACCTCAACCCGCCTGTCGAGTTCACTGGGATCAGCCCCTTCATCCCTTCGGAGGAGTACGACCTTTTCCTCATGGGGATCACCGACAGTGCAGGAGCACTCCTACCAGGCAAGGCACTTGTCGAGGGGTTCGACTACACCATCGACCCAACCACAGGGGAAGTGGCCTTCCAGGCTCCGACACAGGGCGCACTTCAGCCGGGCGAGTACCTCCATCTCCGCTACACGCGGCTCGTCTCGGTCGGACCTACCGTCGTTGAGGGCGCAATCGTCTACCCTGTGTACCGGGCGAAGTACCTCTACACGGCTACACCCTCGGTCGAGAACAGGCTCCTTGGTGCCGCCCTGAAGGGCGAGTACACCTACCGAAGCCAGGACTCCTTCTTTTACTCCGTGGAGGCGTTGGAGGAGTACCTCGGGGAAGTCTCAGTGGCCTCAGCCTCACAGGGGATCATCCCCTTCTCCGGTGGGCCGGTCTTCTTCAGTGACCCTGGCAGTGACCCCTCCAAGCAGGGAGGCTACGGACTGCGCGGTGGGGTCGTGGACGCTCAGGATCAGGACCGAGCAGCGCGGGTGTTTGTCGAGTTCTTCAACGGTGTGACCCTGGCTTTTGAGCAAGTCCTGGAAGCCATTGACGGCAGGATCATCGGTGACCGTGACGGCAAGTTCCGCTTCTTCATTGGTCACGACAAGCGATACGCACCTCCCGGCTACGAAGACGAGATCACAGGCAACCTCAACCAACGGCTCCTGTGGCGAGACCTCATTGACGCCTGGGCACCTTCAGCCTTTGAAGACGACGACGGTTACTACAGGACCAAGGACTACCTCTACCTGCCCACTACGGCCACCGTTGAGGAACCCAGAGTCCGACCTGGGGAGACCAGCGGGACAGCGATGGACCCTTCCTCGTTGTCTGCGTTCACGGATCGCCAACGCAGGCTGATCAAGAACGACATGGATGACAGGATCCTGAAGGGGTCTGGTCGATCGAAGACCGAGTTCAAGGTCTCCACCATGTTCTCCCTCGTGAGGGTCAAGGGGGACTTCGACGATATGTGGGAGGACCATCGGTTCTCGCGTCTGTTCCCGACGGAGACAGAGCACTTCTCGCGTCTGTTCCCTGGGATCAACTACGACCCCGCCGCTCAGGATCCCGGCTTCTTCACCCCCGGACGGGACATCGAGATGCCCGGACCAGAGCCGGGAGAGACCAGCATCCAGACGGTGAAGACATTCGGCCAGCCTAATGGGGCGATCTCAAACAACGCTCTCGGGGACATTCCCAACATCATCGACGTAAGCGTCAAGGACAGGCTTCCACGGGGTCGTGTCTGGGCCTACTACCCGAACGGGTCCAGTGCTCTGGAGACTGCGCTTGGGCTGACCGCTGGAGCCACCACAGGCAAGGCTACGCTCGTTCTGACCGTCCTGACGATGGATCAGTTTCCCATTGACCCCGCGACAGGGTTCCCTGACATTGACCCTACGACAGGGTTGATCCTGCCTCCTGTAGTGCCTGGGAATCCCGGCACAGGCGTCGTCTACTCGCTGGTGACAGGCAACCCTGACATAGCCACTCCAGCCTTTGAAGTGGGTCAGCGGGTCAACTACGGTAAGCCCGACGGGACTGTCTACTCGCTGAGTGACAGCCTGGGTAACGGCATCTTCATCGAGCAGGTGCTTGCGGGTTGCGTCGTCACACTGGCGACCAGTGACGGAGCAACCACTCCCGCGTTTACCTCGGTGGCTGGTAGCAACGTCTACACCGACAAGGACACCCTGACGAACCTCGATGGCGTGATCTCACCCGACAACGGCTACTCGGACACGATGTACGTCGGCACCGGCGTGGGAGTGGACCCCATCGGTGACCCGCCCACGACCGCTGAGTTGACCCTGCTTGCGGAGTCGATGCCTGAGTACAGGCAGTTTTTCGATGTGGGGCTTCAGCGCAAGTCCGGTGACATCATCGACATCACGTTCCCAGGACCCGACGACAACTTCTTCCTGAACCTCCGGGCGATCTTCGGCCAGAACCCGCCTGACCCGCTCTCGTGCGTCGAAGGCACGGTCAAGTTCATCAACACGGCCTCGGAGCCACTTCAACTGCCGTGCCTGCTTGGCGAGGACAAGGACGACTCGGGTGACCAGCAGATCCCGTTCCTGCGCGGGACCCCGAACGAACTCACAGTGCTGCGCGAGGTTCAGCCCCTGCTGGAAGACCTCTACGTGGACACCACACTCACCCTCCCCTATGCTCCCGTGTACTACGACGATGCTCTCGGGTTGGGCACGGTCGCTGTGGTCGAGCAACAGAACTTCAGTGCGGTGTACCCGAACGAGACCCTTGTCGGCGACGGTGCCCTCTACGAGAGCGCGACCTACATTGGCTACCCTCAGAACCCAGCCACGCTCTACACGGCTCGCGATCTGAATGCGGCAGCCGTGTCCCCAACGGGATCCCCGGCAACGGGAACGGGCCTCGGTGATCTTAGGCGCTTCGATCTGCTGTTTTCTCAGGTCAACCAGACCGCCGTTGACCCTGCGTGGCTGGGCATGACGGGCATCCTGGATGTCGGGGACGTGGTCTACGACGCCTCGGGGTCCGGCACTCGGGCATCCATCGAGATCCCACGCTTCGTGTCCCCTTGCGAGAAGGGCCAGATCCACAACTACACGTTGCTGGGCTGGGCGGCCTACGTCTCCGAGAGGGACATCAACCCCGGTGAAGGTTTTGAAGTGTCCGTGGCGCTGAACCCGGCACCAAACCAGTTCACCTCGACGCTGTTGTTCAACAGTGTCACGGACATGCCTGACCTGAGTCTGCTGACCCCTCTGTTGGTGAACAACAACGCCTTCGTGATCCGCATTTACGACCCAGATGCGTTGGCAGCGGAAGCCTTCATCGGAGCCATCACCTTGATCTCAGGGTCTGGTGCTGCGGTAAAGCACTACTTCTACAACCACGCAGCCGGAACCATCACCACACCGAGCGTACTGGTGGCACCCACCTACGGGCCTACTGGGATCCTGATCCAGTACGACATGGCTCTCACCCCGACGCCGACCGACCCCCTGGAGACCGTGCTGGGACTGGTGCCCGGTCAACGCTACGATTTCCGGCTGGACATCGACACCTATGGGGCTCTCCCCACGACCAACGTGTCCTCGGCTGCGTTGGCGGGGGCACTCTATGGCTCCGACTCCTGTGCAGTGTTGCGTGATCGGCTGACATTCACGGAGGAGTTGGACCTCACGATGGCAAAGCCGCGTGACTACCTCCCTGCCAACGACGATGCCTACGAGATGGGTGCATCGTTGGATGTGGCCGAGTTCACGGCCAACGGGGTCTCTGGGCTGACGGCAAACCGTAGACAAGAGATCAACGGAGGCAGCCCCCTCTCATTCCTCAACCGCTACAACACGACTCCTCAGTTCTATGTTGGCACCTACGACGGCACAGACGGGCGGCTCCGAGCCATGTCCTGGGAAGGGCATGGCAACCTACCTCTCCCGGCTGAGATCACCGACCTCCTCCTCTCCAGTGCCCCGTCCTCGGACGGGGACACCGGGGGAGAAATCCTGGAAGGCACCTTCCAGTTCTGGGACGGGGGATCAAGCCTCACGCCCGTGGCCACGGGCGTCGGTGCCTATGAGCGAGAAGGCAACCGCAACTACCTCTCCACAGTCACCGAAACTCTCGGAGCGGGCGGCAACGTCCTCGCCGGGGACATCTGTGTGGTGACTCAGAACCCCAGCGAAAATGGGGCGGTCAAGACTGGCTCGTACCTCGTGCGCCATGCCGTTCCGTTTGGGACAGACATCTGTGAGGCTGCCTCCAGCAACTTCGGAAACGCCCGACTTCTGGCTGCACGACAAGGGCCGGATGCCGCAGACCCCTTCCCTGCGGCTCAAGCACCGTCGAAGCAACCTCGTGTAGACCTTGGCACTGGCGTAGCGTCCGTGCCTCCTGCTGGGCAAGGCTGCCTGGACCTGACCTCCCCCACGATTCAGGCGGTCACTGTGCTTGGGACGAGGATCACCCTCGCCAACGTGGTTCCAGTCACCGGGTCGGCTACTGGTTGCGGTTGGGAGAACCCCGCGACGGTCGGCCCTTACCGTCTATATCTGGTGCTCAAAGACCAGTATGCCACCTACAGCGACGATGCTGGCGGGCCAGGTGTGCCGGGCTGGGTTGTGGACGCAGACGCAGTATGGTCGGTCGAAGTGACCAGTATCACCACGGGCTATGACGCGGAAGCACAGACCATCACGTTCCAAGCCAACACCACGACCTTGTCGAGAGCCAACCCCGCTGCCCCTCTCACCTGGGCTACTTTCCAGGCAGGAGCGGTCTCAGGCACTCGTGTTTCGGGAATGACCGCACTCCCCCTGAAGCAGATGGGATCACACCTCCCCACGAACAACCTGGTGGGTGCTGATTACCTCGACGACGGGGGTGCTCAACCACTGCTGGCTGGGTTCCGTCGAATGTACCTCGGCAACCGCAACGGGAACATGATCCAACCCTACTTCGATGCTGGGTACGCGGACTCCTTCACCGCCTTGTGGCTTGCGGGAGTCAACCTCTCCCACAGACTCGGTGCCGTTGTCCCCACCGCTGGCGACATCGTGACGAACGTCCTTCAACCAGCCGACAACACTGACTTCTATGTGGATCGGGGTCAGCCAGTCTACGGTCGGATCTATGATCCCGCTGGACCCTCAACAAAGCCCATCGCAGGGGTTGTGTCCTCCCTGAGCCTTCACGACTGGCCTCGCAGCCAGTGGCAACTCCTCCACTTCGGCTCACTCCCTGGGATCCGAATCTACAACTCTTCGCAGGTGGACATCACTGGCACCCAGGTCATGGAATGCCTGCTGCCCCAAGACCGCTTCACCTTCGGTTCAAACATTGACCCCACCGTGGGTGATCCTGGCTACTACGCCCTCTCGGGGGTGTTCCTGGAGCCGTCGTTCCCCCGTCCTGTGACCAACATCAACTCAACGGCGGCTAAGGTCACCTCGGCCACCTACGACAGCCTGACTGTGGATCAGATCGGGGCACGAGACTACGCCGCCTTCGGAGGTGCCACCGACTACGAGACGGTCACCGCTGCCATCCGACGAATCCGCCGGTTCCACAAGATTCAGGTGGACATCATCGACCTGATCAGGCCCTTGCGCTACGTCTACGAGATCAGGCGCGGGTTCGTGGGCTCCTACGTCGCTGGAACCCGCACACTGGTAGCCACAACGCCCGCCGTGTACGACGGCTACGCCACGAATCTCGGGGCATTCAACAACCGCGACGTGAATATCCATCAGGGAGATGTGGTTCGCGTGCTGAACGCTGCCGAAGAGGTGGTCGATACCGCAGAAATCCAGCGGGTCGAGGACGCCACCACCTTGATCCTACGGCGACCCGGTTTGACCAATGCCGCGTTCTTGGCGGCTCCTGGGGACTTCACCTTTGAGGTCTACCTGGAGCAAGCCGTTGTCCCACACGAGCAATCGAACGAGCAGTTGCTTGACCTCCTGACCCAAGAAACCGTGTTCACCCGCCGCGTGGATTACATTGACCCCACGCCGGGCGCTGAGATTGGCGGTGAGGTCACGGTCGCCAACGAGATGATGGACACAGGAGTCACCGACTGGGAGGCCGTGGGCGTCCAGGCGGGTGATTATGTGGTCATTGACCCGGCTGGTGACCTCTACAAGGAACAGGAGTCAGGTGCCCGACCCTCTGGGGACATGAGTGTCGTGGGGCGCAGCGCCCTCGTTCCGAGTCCTTACGTCCAGGGGGGTCCTTCCAGGTTGGACGACAACCGAGGCTTCTACAAGGTCGAGGAGGTCGGGCAGGACTCCGGGGGCGCAGCCCCCGGCACACTCACCCTTTCAGGCAGTTCCCGCTTCACCGATGGTGCCATATTCGGAAGCGCAACAGGTGTCGTCACGACTGACAGCCAGTACGTTGTCATGCCGACCATTCATGGCTCTCAACTGACCGGCGATGGGATCGAGGATCAGCAGGCTCTACGCCCCACTGCACCTCCGGTCGGCAACTCCTACTACGCCCGAACCACGGGAACAACGGGCGACGACGGCTACAAGAGCATCACTCCGTTTGCCTACCAGATCATCCGGCCCAACCCCATCTTCTCTAAGGACACCGTTGAGTTGATCCTGTTCACGCGGGAGAGGATGCTCTCATGGATCGACGAGATCACCACCCTGTGGAGCAAGAGCGGTGATTACTATGTTTTCCAGAGGGATGACCAGATCGAGGACGTAGGCTCTGACACGGATGCTTCCGCCGGGGCTGGTGTGCTATCGAACCTCGTGGCGGACAGTCTGCGAGGTCTCACTGACACGACCCCGTTTGCCAACATGTCTGACTGCCTCTCGGTGCTCGACAGGCGGTTCTGGATTCTGGATCTCACCCTCGACTTCCAACCCACGGGTGGCGCGGCGACGTACACCCAGTTCTCTACAGGGGACTACGCACAGCGTCCTGTGGAGCCTGACCTCATCGACGGCGTGTTGAACACGGACGACCTGTTTCGCAGCCAACGGTACGGTTGGATCACCTTCCGGGCGAACCGCACGGACGGTTCCATCCGAAAGGCCACCCGAGAGACCCGTACACTGGCGAGCCGATTACAAAAACAACGCGAAGCCCTGATGCGCCAGAAGGGTCTGGACAAGGCGTAGCCTCGGTAGTGTGGCTGTATGCCAAGAGCAGTGGGAGACCCCATGGATGACATCGAAGAAATCAAGCAACGGTTGAAGGAGATGGGCATCCCCTTCAACGGCGAGTGGGGTGCAACGACTAAGCGGACCAACATCGAATCCCCCATGGTCAGGAAACAGAAGGTGGCGTTGCACCGTTTGGAAGGCATCCTCCAAAGCCAGTTGGACCAAGACCAGGAGAAGGTGGCAATGCTCCATGTTCAACTCCAGCGCCTAAAGAACGGCGGGGGTTCATAAATGGCAGAGAAACCCAAGGACTGGCTCGTAGTTCAGCCGAGTCTGGATCCCATCTTGGCGGTCCCAAACGCGGTCATCGGCACCCTCGACTCGGTGCTGTCCTTCATGATCACGATCCTCAACATCACCAACGTGATCCTCAACGTGGTCAAGGTGTTCCTCGTTGGGCTGCTCAACCCGATCAGAGCCATCGTAGAGGCCATAGTAGAAGAGATCAGGGCGTTCTTCCACGATCTCAGGCAGTTGGGGATCTACCTCACTGGCGACTGGAGCCTCATCGAAGTCAAACCCGTTAATCGAACTGAAGAACTGCTTGGCGGCTACGAAGCCTACGAGCGCCGAATGCTCAAACGGCTCCTGAACCGCAAAGACCCCGGACGACCAGACTTCACATCGCGGTCGGCGTGCATCGCCTTGTTCACTTACCGTTCGTCGGGGGATGTTGTCACCCTGATCGAGTTGATCAACCGCATCAAGGCGTTCTTCGGAGCCGGGGGGGAGACCAAGGGAGCACCTTACGCCGCTCCGACCGTACCTGAGGCTGAGTTCCAGACCGCGACCTCAATCCTTCGGCAGCCCCTCCCCAACTTGGGGGGTCCACCCACGAAGGTGGTCTTGACCTGGGCAATGCCCGGCACGGGGTCGCTGTTCAGCGACCCTCCTGCGGGGTTTCTCGTCCACGTTTCCACGGTGCCCAACGGCTTCGGGGTGCGGACGATGATGTTCGATGCCAGGGGCGAGGCGGATGACGTTGTGGCTCCCGGATACCAACCGTCGGTCGGAATCGACGCAACCACGGGGTCAGAGTTGCGGCTTTTCGGTGGGGTCAGCGACCTCTCGACAGAGTTCTCTGACTTCAGCGACGTTGCGCGGGACTCGCTCCAAGCCAACAAGTTGCTGTTGTCATTGGACCAGAACACCCCGTTGATCCCACCAGGCGAACTTCTGGTGGACGGCGGAGTTCCCCTCGGAGGGGCTACCTACTTCGTCAAGGTCAGCGGGTTCAGCAAGGCGGTTCCTGGTCAGTCTTACTCGGCGACCCTGAACTACGAAGACCTCCCGCAAGCCATCGCTGTGGAGGCAGACGGCAGTGGTGGGGTCACGGTCAGCGGAGAGGACTGCTACACGTTCTACGCACGAGCCAGGCCCGTCACGAAGACCTACGCAGATGCCCTGGGTGATGTAAAGGAAGGGACATCGAGAGCCCCTGCTCTCGTTGGCGGCGAAACTCTGAAGTTGAATCACTGGTCCAACAAGCAGATCACCGCTAACTCCTCGGCTCTGTTTCTCCCGACGCCGGGCGCACCAGGACCGACACCTTCCTCAGAGGTCACTGCTGGGGAGGTTGGCCCAGCCTCAGCCCCGGCTGTGTTTAGTATGCCGACGGCTGCTGCAATGGATCTGGTCACGGCGACAATAGTGGCGTTGGAGATCCTACTCTTGGTCCGCGTTGATCTCACAGAGGTAACAGCCGCCATGGGGGGATTCGCATACGGTGCCAAGAACACCTATGAACCAGGGGCAGCGACTGGCCTGGAGGCTTTCAGGGATCAGATGACCTCGATGGAGGTTGATCTATCCGTCTTCTACGAGCAGACGGACTCCAAGAAGTTTCGGCGAAGGGTCCGCCGCCTGTGTCGGCAGTCCGCCACCCGGAAGTTCCTGCAAGCGCCCTCAGAGTCCATCGCGGCTACCGTTGCAGAGCAGGTGCGGACCCTCCTCGACTTCAAGTGGTCGGATATTGACTCCAGGTGGCCCGACTACAGCATCCTGGAGACCATGTCCAACCAGAGTGGGACGTGGGGCGTGGCGGCCAACCCGATGGGAGCGGGTCTGACGGAGATGTCGGGACGGCTCCGTCGCGGAGCAACCGTCGGGGGAGAAGACCTATGGTTGAGCCGCGAGGGGCTGTTCCCCCCCAAGGTGTTCTCGTCCGGCACGACTACGCCAGAGGCCCTGGCCAGGGCTGGCCTACCACCTACTGGCTGGTACCAAGGCCAAGGCTACTCCGACTACTGTCCTGTGTTGTTCAGCACCCTCGACGAAGCAAGCACCGCTCTGCGCCCCCTCTACATGCAGTTCGTCCGACGACTGCTCATAGACTACGACGGAGGCAGTATGCTCCAAGCAGCGTCGGTGGTCCTGGGCATCGTTGCAGCCCCCGATGCCCCGTCACCCTCCGAGACCGAGTGGCTATCGGTAAGGTTCCTCGACGATGCTCTCGCCCCTCTTGATGCCCTGCTGGTGGATGTCGAGAAGTACCTACTTGCGATCCTGGACGGTCTAAAGGGCACGATCGACAAGATCGTTGCTTACATTGAGGCTATTCAGGCCCGCATCTTCCAGGTCCAAGCCCTTATCGAGATGATCCGTGCGCTCCTGAACTCGCTCTCGATGTTTAGCCTGCCGTCCTTTTCGGGGCTGTTGCTCGTCGAAAACGGTACAGATGGGATCACGAGGGGGTTGATCACCGCAGGGAACAAGCCTTCAGACTCAGCATTGTCCTACGGAGGCGGTGTGCTGGTCATGGCGGGAGGTCTGCCTGTGATCCTGCTGGAGATTCTTGAACTGATCCTCGGTGCCGAGGGAGGTGAGTAGATGCCTTCGTTCTCCTCCCAAGGGTACTTCCGTGAAGGCCAGTGGCGTGCCATCCGGTCCTTCGCCTTGCGCGAGAGGCGGGATTTCTCGACGCGCTCGATGGTCATCACCGCCGAGATGCAGCGCATCGGGAAGATCGAACTGCTGTACGGGCGGGACCTGATCACTGGAAAGGTGACCCAGCAGCGCGTGGGTGTTGTCCTTGAGGGCAGCAGCACGAGCAGCATTGGGAAACTCCTCACAGCCTACTGCGCGTTGGGGGGCAACCCGCTGGACATCAGCATGTTCCTGTACCCCAACAACCCCGACCTCCCCGGCGAAGGGTCAGCCTATCCCAAGGGGTTTACCTACTCGCTGCAAGGGCAGGAGGAGGACGAAGACAGCAACATCGACAAGTACAAGCCTTCCCGTGTCGGAGGTACACGGGAGACCCCCTCTGAGATCACGAGCGCAACAATGGGACTGCTGCGCGAGCCGATTATCAAGGAGATGTACCAGAAGCGGATCCTCCTGGAGGAGCGCATACTCAAACTGGCAGACCTCTACGAGCAACTGGAAGAGGAGCAGACGCTCATGCTCCGAGGACAGGGGAGAGGGAACATCGGACAGCAGGCATGGTCACCGGAGAAGTATGACAAGGGGCACAGCATCCCTTGCATCGTGTACCTGTTCGACAGCACCTTCCGCACCGCCGGGACTGACGGGCGTGTCCCTGCCGAATCCCCGCTCAACATGACCAACCTGGGGCCTCTGCCGCAGTTGCTCACAGACGTTCTGCCAGGAGAGGGCAACAACGCACTGTGATCCGGTATCTCTCCTATCGCTGTCACAGGGACAGGAGACTGCCCCATGAAACCGGACCCCACCTCGGTCGTCATCCGTTTCGCCAAGAAGTGGAAGAAACTCCCTCCGGGATGGACAGACAAGTCCGTGGAGAAGTTCTGGAAGACGCTGGGCAAGGGCACGCCTGAGCACAAGGTGTGGAACTGCGTCGAGAAGATGGACAAGCCTTTTGGCGACGGTGCCGGTGCCTTCTGCGGGGGTCTCGCTGACTGGCAGATGCCTGGCTGGCGCAAGAAGAACAAGAAGGAATCCCCCGAGGCTCGCTCCGATGCGAAGTCCTACTGGAAGGGCAAGATTAAAGGCAAGAAGGCAAGCGCGGTTCGTGTAGCCCTTCGTCACGCAGAGGGAGCATAAAATGGACATGATCACCGTCACCAATGATCTCGGAACACCCATCGGTAGCGTGCAGCGCATCGAAACGGGCCGGTCGAGCACCTTCTGGAGAGCACTGACTCTCACAGGTGAGCGTATCCAAGACTGTCCAACCCAGGCTGAAGCGGAATCCGCTGTAGCCGCACACGCAGGGGCTTAGTCATGGCTATCGTTCTACGGGTAACCGGCACAGGCACTCTCGGTGCCTCCATGTACGTCACGGACGTATATCCAAACCGGTACATCGCCAACGCCGGGACCGAGGACTTCAACTACACCTCGGATGTGGCGCGGTCCTTTGAGACAGGTGCTCTCTCTATCTGGATCGCCCAAGGTCACCTGACCACGGCGGTCGTGTTGGGGGCCACCTTTGAGGACGCGGTGGCTGTGACCACCGAGAACGCAGGTGTGGCTGTCGAGACTGAGACACGCACGATCAACTTCGTTGGTGCAGGTGTCACGGCTGCTGCTGTGGGCGCAAATCAAGTCGATGTGACTATTCCCGGAGGCGGAGGTGGTGGTGGCATGACCAGCATCGACTTCGGCACTACGGGGTTGACCCCCGCCGTAGCAACTGGTGGCGTGGTCGCTGTCGCAGGCACCCTCGCCGTCGGCAGTGGTGGAACTGGGATCACGACCGCCCCAAAAGGCACGGTGTTGGTCGCCAATGCTCTGGACACGATTTCTGCACTGGCGGGAGCCGCCGACCGGGACCTCCCGACCTACACCGCAGGAACCGACGACATCACGATGCGCTCGATGTCCACAGGATCAAGCGGGCTTGCCTACGGTGCAGTCGGTGGCGCAACCATGTTGACGTTCACCCGGAACACCGCCGGGGTTCCCCCGCAGTACGCGACGGGAGACAACACCGCAGTGTTGTTCCAAGACTGGGGCGGCACCGGGCAGGACTTGAGCGGTTCTGTACTGACGCCTCTGACAGGGCTTCTGCCCAACGTCCAACTGGCGGGTCGGATCACGACCAACACGACGACGACGAGCACCTCGGGAACTCCTCTCCTCTACAACCTCCTGCCGGGCGATGTCGCACCGGCAGGTGGAACCGGGCTGACCCTCGCCATCTTCGGCGCAGGGGCGAACGTGACCTCGGTGGTGGCTACACCAGTCCCCGATAACTTCAACACGGGCACCGGGTACAACTCGGGTGATGTGATCACGATCCCACAGGCGGATATTCCCGGCTCGGGCAACGACCTCATCATCACGCTTGTAGACGCTGACTTCACTGGGAACGGTGTTCAAGGCGTCTTCATGGGCGGCTACAACAGTGGCGGCGTGATCGCTGACATGGGTCGTGGAAGCATTGTATCTCTGGACGGGTCGGTCAGTGTCGTCGGTGAGAACGGGATGTCCAACCGCTCGGAAGGCTCTGTTCAACTCCAGACAGTATCGGCTCCAGCCCTCCACATTTCCTATGTGGCTGGTGAAACCCTCGCCGTGGGGGATGTGTTGAAGTTCGGCTTGAATGCCAGCGGGGAAACCGCAGGACGCGCCTACCAAGCCCAAGCGGACACCCTCGCCAACTCTGGGGTGGTCGCCGTAGCGAGGTCTGCTGGAATCACAGCGGGCAGCGTGTCATGCGTCGTCGCGGGCGAAGCGTCAATGACCTTTGATGTGGTTCCCGCCGCGAATGACAACGGCAAGCCTGTATATCTGTCAGCAACCGCAGCACAAGCCACACTCACTGCACCGGCAGGGGGTGGAACCTTCACGACTGAGATCGGTCGCCTGACCGGAGGCGACGGGGCATCCAACCCCGTGACCGTGCTCCTGTCAGTCCGTCCTACCGTGTCGAACTAAGGATGAACCCCATGCTCAAAGCCAGCGCAGCCCATGTAGCCCTCCGATTCGCAGTCCGTACTGCTCCTCCCTTCGCGTACCGCAAGCACCACGAGAGCCGACACGCCAGCACCAACACCGAGCGGGACTTCTACAAGGCCACGGACGGCCAGTGGTACGTGGACAACGAAGAATACAACGAGGACGAGGACGGAGAGCAGACCGAAGGTGACATGACCTCCTACGGGCCGTTCCCATCGTTTGAGGCCGCTGATAAGTACATGAGCCGCAACTTCGCCAACTCAGGAGGCTATGGAGAGGATGACAGCGGGCGGCAACGACCACCGCGCAAGCCGGTCTCCCCACGCGGACGACGTTGGGCCTTCAGTGGCAGCCCACTCATGCTACAGCCCGACTACGGACACGGCGATGCAGCCGTCCCAGGAGATCAGGAGTACCACCCCTGCCAGAACGGTGGCCCGTGTCAGTGTGGCGGTCAGTGTGGCTGTGGCAAGTGAGGGCAACAGGATGATCCTCCCTGTTGGGTAAGGCATAGACATGTCAACCCCAGCAGGAGTCAGCAGTGTTCGATAGCCTTCAGAAACGCCAAGAGGTTGTCCTGCCTGCGCTCGCGGCGCTGATGTTGGGCTTGTGGTTGAGCATCCCTGAGAAAGAACATGAACCCCCGCCCCTCTTATGGGAGGACACTGCGCCACCCGAGATCATCCCGGAACCCGCTGAGGACTTCGCACAGCACTGCGACATCGAGCCTCCACCCGACTTCAACCGCATGGTGGAGGCAGCCGGGGAGGCCACAGGGATCAACCCCCGGCTGATCGCACTGACGGTCTACCGAGAGAGCCGCTGCAAAGTGGATGCCCTCGGAGCCGTGGGAGAGATCGGTCTCGGACAGGTGTACCCAGACATCTGGACTCAGGTTCTCGTCGAGGAGGGGATCATTGAGTCGGTGGGCGACCTATACGACCCAGAGGTCAACCTGCGTGCAACCGGCTTCATCCTCAGTGAGGTCCTGCGGTACGCGAAGGGAGATCCCGCAGATGCACTCCGAAGATACAATGGCAGCGGTTCCGCAGCACGGAGATATGCCCGTGAACAGTCTGGAATCTACCAAGCCATGTGGGGAGAGCCTGTCTGGTTCCGTCGGTGATCTGAGCCTGTGTGGTCCTGCACTGCGCTCCAACGCTACCTGTGACTGGGGAGCCTGCTCTCAGACCGCAACGCAAGCACGACGATGGAGGAGCCAGTGGCTCCCCGTCTGCGGGGGGTGCGCGACCAAGCCCTGATGCGCCACGGGTATTGTGGGGCTCACACGGAGTCCCCCATGCCCCTCTTTGAATACCGTTGCGCGAAGTGCAGCACCGAGTTTGAACGGCTCGTGGCTCCCTCCCAGCGTGACGCACCCCAGAAATGTGCCAACCCGAAATGCGAGTCCACGGAAACCAAGAAACTGGTGTCGCGGACTTCCTTCTCCCTCAAAGGGGGAGGCTGGGCCTCGGATGGGTACTCGGAATGACCGGCAACCCCCTGTTCGCCAGATTCCCAGAGCGATTCCAGTGGACGTTCCACAACGTCGTCGCCCACCCGCTGTCCGAGGTTCTATTCCAGATAGGCTTTGAGGACGCGGGCAACCGGCTCCACGACTGGAGCATCCCCCAGCATGACCCCGGAACGGGTCGAGGTTGATAAAATGAACCATCGTATCTTTTTGCTTCTCCCCCTCCTGGCCTTTACCGGCTGCCCTGAACCTAAGCCCCCGACGCCTCCTGTACCTGCGACCTGTGAGGCTGATCCCAACTGGATCACCAACCCTTCGATGCCGGGCGAGGTTCCCGAGGCGGAGTCCTTCTGCGACTTCTACCAGTTCTCGTGGCAGTGGTTCCTTGCACAGGCAAGCCCCAGCGGATCGGGTGACCCCGTGTTCATGCAGAACAGGGTCTACTCCCCGACGGGCGGCAATGACCAGTGTGCTGATCCGCCAATCACGGGCGTCCTGGGAGCCATGAGCCAGTTGGTTCCACGGCAAGGCAAGCCCAACAACTTTGAGGACGCCCAGGCCGACGGCAACGCGCTCTATGACCAGAACGGCAACATCCTCTACTACAACGCCTTCTACACACAGGCGTACTGCTCCTCGACCGCTGCGGGCTTCGCTCCTGGGTCGATGGAAGCGAAGGTCTCATGGGTGGTGCTCAAGGACGGGCCTGATCCCACCTACTACACCATCAGTGCCTCGCTGCCAGATCAGGAGGAAGAAATCACCCTCGGCCTGGTCGGACTGCATCTGGCGATCTGGACCCCGAACCATCCCGAGATGATCTGGGCCACCTGGGAGCACAAGACCAACGCGCCTCTGTGCAATGGCACCAGTGCCGCTTCAGGCTGGTCGCTGGCTTCCGACAATGCCTCCGCGTGTCTGGCAGCCAACGTATCAGGGGCAACCACGGGGGCTCCTGATCCTTCCTGCAACGACTACGGGTTCAATGTCCCTGCGGTTCATCCCACGGGTGCTGCACCCATCACAGGTGCCCCCATCAACGTCTGTCGGCAGTATGCCCACGGCAACCAAGACGGGGAAGCCATCAACGGCAACGACAACGGGGCGAACCTCGCAGCGATCACTGAACTCAACGAAGCCCTTGTTGGCACCGAGGGGCTGATCACCACGTTGCCAGGGGACAACCCTTTGTCGGTGTGGTCCAACTACGAGATGGTCGGCGCACTCTGGACGAAGGACGGAGCCGACTCCGGGCCGCCTCCGGTTCCCAGCCTGCAATCACAGGGCGCGGGCGATGCGGACAGCCCTCAGCGCGGCTCGTTGGAACTCACCAACATGACCCTGGAGACCTTCCAGCAGGGTGACACCTCGGCAATCCCGAACTGCTTCGGGTGCCACAACTACACAGCGGCAAGTCCTCTGGATGTCTCGCACATCCAGTCCAAGTTGCTTCCTGCTTCTGCGGAGTGATCCCAGGTAGGGGAGTCCTGATCAGGACTCCCCTACCGGCTGGGTGGCGGTTGCTACTCGTACCTGGTTTTCTGTGTTGACGAGTTCCCACAACACCTTCACGAACTCGTGCATCTCGTCTTCGGTGAGGGTGTCCGTCATCACGGCGATCTCGACGCTGATCTTGATCAGCAGAGCGATGACCTTCGCGGGCTCCTCCCCGGAGTGGGCAGCCTGAAGAACCGCTTCATGGATGTTCTGGAAAGGGTCTGCAATCACGCCTGCCTCCGCCTCGATTTAGTCTTGGCTCTCTTGGAGGTGGCTCCAAGCCGCCTCCAAGAGAGGGTCTGGTTCGTGTACGCTATCTCCTGGCTGCCAGAGAAAGAAGTCATCATCGGTGACCTTGGATTCGGGAGCGGGCGCGATAGGGGCTGGTGCATAGGGTGCATAGCCTCCGAGGCCCTTGTCTCTGACCTGCACCAACCCTTCCGGGTCGATCCCCGTGAGATCAACGGCTTCTGTGTCCGGTCGGGACTTTGCCCAATCCCGCATTGAACCGACGACGCCTTCGGGTTTACGGCTCATTATGCTTCTCCCTGACGATGTAAGTAGTCGAGAGCCTTGTCGGTATCCCACGCGCACGCATCCAAGGCTTTCTTTGCGTCGGCGACATACGCACCAGACTGCTTACGGACCCACTTGACAGCGTGTGCCTTGTCCCAAGGGGACATCAGGTCCAGTGCGGTGACTACGGCGTCAAGGTCGGAGCCCGCCGCTGCGGTGAGTTCGTCAAGAGTGATCGCGTCACCCACAGAGAACTCCCGGTCGAGGTGCTCCACCTCGATCTCAATCGTGATCTTCATCAGATGACCCACCCGCGCTCACGCATCTTTTGGTGGTTGGGGCTCGACACCCGACCTTCCCACTCGTGACCACAGCCTTTGGTGGCGTGGACCGGGTCAACACCCTCGGGGCAAAAGCCGCCGCACCGGAGGGTCGCCTTCATGTTCATATCCAGTGTCTCAGGATTATGAGCCTTCACAATGAGATCGGTGTACTGGACGACACCACACTTCGGGCATCGGTTGAGTCGTTCAGCCATCGTCTTGCTCCATCGTATCCAGACTACCCGTCGTGACTTTCCACTCGATGATCAAAGGCAAGCCGTCACCGATGGGGTGGTAGCCGATGCTCCCGCCGCCGCCGTAGTGGATGGGGGCGTGAGGCTCACCCAGCCGCTCCCGTAGGTGAGCCGTGGCGATCTCCACATAGTCGAAGTCCGGGGTCGCGATCTCGTAGGACACGATCAAGTCCCGCGTCTCCAACTGGACGTGGTACAGCGGCATGAGGTTGGGGTCTTCCCACGGGTGGGTCATTCGTCGCCCCCCGCTTCGCTCTGGAGTGAGGTCGCCAGAATCCGCTTGTCCTCGATCTTCGTGATCTCCTCGGCCACCTCGCTGGGACGGGTCACGAACGGCCAGACTGGGTCGTCGTTGAGCAGGTCTTCCTTGGTGATCGTGACCGTGGACTTGATCGTGAATGTGGTAGGCATGAGGACGGTCTTTCCGTCCTTCGTCTTGCGGATCCGTTCGGGGTTGTCAATGCCGATGCCGACGATCTCGGTGGCAGACCATTGGATCAGGGTCTTCGCGTGATCCCGAAGTTTCTCGTGCGCTGTAGCGCCAACTCGGACGCGGACGGCGATGGAGGACTCGGGGTCAAGGCGGTGAGCAAACCGCGCTGCACTCTTTTGATCCTTCTTGCGTGTTGCACGACAAGCGAACAACACCCAGCCCAACTCCTCTGGAGTTAGGTCGATCATTCCTCACCGCTCACGACACCACTCACGACAACGCCCGAAGTGCCGAGGAACGCAGACTCGCCGTCGTCGGATACGAGACCTCGCACACCGCCATGGTCGATGGGGAACTTCAAGGGAGTTACCCGCACCACTTCTCGCTCGGGTGGGGTCCACTCGGAGATCACGCCGATAGGGTAGTCGGACGGCATGAGGACGGTCTTGCCGTCCTCCGTCTTGCGGACCCTCTCTGGGTTGTCGATGCCGATACCGACGATCTCGGTGGCAGACCACTGGAAGCGGGGCTTGTCGTCGGACATCAATCCCCCTTCAACACATCGAGAGATGCGTACAAGTCGCCCATGACCTTCGCGTCCATGTCCTTCTGAACACCCCCGCCCATGACGGACTCGGGGCCACCGAACATAGGCTGGGTGTTTCTCGTGCGGCGTCGGCGGGCGGGTCGGGTCACGACCTCGACTTCCTGGCCATCCTTGCCTGTGACTGTTTTGATCATCTTGCTCATCCGAGGCTCACTATTGCGGGGGTCACTATTGCGGGGGTCAGGAACTCGGCAGCGACGAGGTCATGTGCCTTGGCCTCTGCCTGCCAGAGGGACGCGGCGCGGACATGAACATGCACGGCATCCAGGTGATCCTCGTCCGTGTACCACGGAGTCAACGGATCACCGTTGGCTGGGTTGGCATCGGAAGGCCGAGGCGGAATCCGCCCCCCGTGGAGTTGGACTTGGAGGTCGTTCCCTGAGCGGGTGAAGTAGTACCAGTGCATGATCCCATCCTACC